TGCAAGGTCAGTTATGACTTTACTACCAGCCAACGGTGATGTGTTGGTAGTAGGGTCAATAAAGGACCAAACCCCAAACTTCACATCTTGTTGTGAACGTTTGATGGTTTTGATGCCAGCAATTGTAAACTCTTCAGTTTTCAATGGTGCAGAAGAAACAATCACAGAGGCTGTGCCTTTTTTAGTGTTTCTGATTTTGTGGAAAAATACGTTGTTAGACATTTTGTTTAATAATTATTTTTTTAGTTTAAGTGCTTACCGGGGTGGCAAGCTGTCAAAAAATAGCTGGGGAGTGAAATATTAGGACCCACTCACAGTCTATTATATATTGGTTTTCTGGGTAGGAAAAAAAATTTTTTTTGTGTCCCGTAATTGCTCACTCTATGGAGAAGTTTGTTTGATAGTTTGGTGAGATTAAAAAATTTAGTATGTTTGTTGGATGAGTTTCACTGCTTCTTTAAGATATCTTAACACGGGTATATTCTCGGCCACTATTTTGTTTAGTCATGGTTTCTCTTATAAGGAGATTATGAAGGCTCTGAAGAAAACTAAGGCTAAGGAGTGGTATGATGGTATATATGAGGATAAGGTACTTTTAGAAAGTGGGAAGAGTTTTGCTCTTGGCCGGGAGGTTACAGAGAACGGTGTCAGTAAGAAGTTGTTTTATATTATTTTGACGGAGGAGTTTGATTTTTCTGATTATGCTTATTGTAAGTTAGCTCATGAGGTTTTACATATTTGCCAGTTTATTCTGCCGGATATTCTCAATAGGGATAGGGAATATGAATGTGAGGCTTATCTCCATACACACATTATGATGCAATGTCTTAATCAAATCAGAGGAAATGGATAGTCTAGATTCATACTTAGAAAAGTTTATTGAGGATAATGATATTCTTGGCACTGCTTATAATAATTCTTATAGGATTATTTCCGGGGAAGAGGTTGATAGAATTCTTATTGATGACTTTAAGAAAGGATTAGTGTCCCCGTTTGCATTTGATCCTTGGGGAAAACCTTCTAAGGGAATTCTCTCTAAGATGAGGGATTATTTTGAAAGCACTTCTGAGTTTGAGAAATGTGCTGTTCTTCATAAATTGATTAAAGATTAAACTTTTTTTATTTAAACTTTATATTTACTTTTGTTCTATAAAACAATTATGGAACCAGAATTATCAAAAGAAGAAATAGCTAAACGTAGAGAGGAAATTACAGCTTTCTATAATGATGCTATTAAACACCTCAAGATTCAAAAAGAATATGAGGAGTTGTTAAGGGACATTGAAGTGGCAAGAGCCCAAAGGATAGAAACCCAAGTTCAATTATCAAATTTCTATGCTAGTCAAAATCCTGATGATGCCAAGCAAGCTTTTGACGCAGCTAAAGAAGGGTTAGAACCAGACTTACCTAAACGTCCAGAGTAAAAATCTACTTTCTTATCCAACTACTCACTCTTTACAAAGGATTAATTGTAAAGAGTTAGATTGTAAGTTGATAAGTTTTTAATATACAATTATGGCTATAGTAAATAAAGTAGAGCAAAAAGCAAAGGTGGGAATTAATGATGTTATTCAATATCAAATTCTCACCTATTGCTTCTTTAATAAAATTCAAATTGGTACATCAGATCTTAAATGCTTAACAGAATTGGCTAAGGCAGATGATATTGAATTGACTTTATTCTGTGGGGAGATGGTGACTAAAAAGATATTCAAGAGTTCTCAGTCTGCACGTAACTTTATCACTAAAGGTGAACGTAAAGATTTGATTGTAAAGAATGGTATAAATAAAAAAACAATCTCCCTAAATAAAAAGTTGAATGTGCAGACTAAAGGAACTATATTTTTAGATTTTAAAATACTAGGCGTTGAATCCTAAAAAACATAAAGAATTTAAAAAAGGTATTGCTGAACAAGTGGGTGTTCACTCGGATGTTGTAGATAATATTGTTATGTTTTATTATGGGCAACTCAGGAAGTCATTATCTAATTTAGATTTTCCTATAATTGATGTGGCCGGTTTAGGTAGTTTTTATTTAAGGAAAAGTAAATTAAACAGGGCTATTAAAAAAAATAAAGATATCCTAGGGAATCTTGAGAAGAGAACATATACCGGATTTGAAAAACATATTAATGTTAAAGATAAACTTAAAAAGTTTGAAGAAACATTGGTTATTGTAGAACAAATGGAACAAGATAAAAAGGATTTTAAAGCAAAGAAAAATGCAACCAAAGAAACTAATTAATGCCCTAAAAAATATTGACCAGGTTGTTGAAGGTGTTAAGAACAGTATCTTCAAGACTGAACATGTAGAACTCATTGCCAATGAGAGATGGAAGAAATGTAAAGGTTGTGAACTTGTTGACCTTGATGGTAAAAATTGTGCAGCACCCGGCACCCAACCATGTTGTGGAGAATGTGGTTGCAGTTTGGGATTTAAACTAAGGGCTTTATCAGCATCTTGCCCACATCCAGAGGGCCCAAAATGGGATGCTGTAATGACTGAAGATGAAGAAGATAAATTTAATAGCCATGGAGAATAAATACTATACACCGGAAATAGAAGATTTAAGGGTTGGGTATGAATGTGAGTGGAATACCCATGCTGATCCAATACAAGTTGATGGATATACTAGATGGATGCCCCATACAATAACTGTAGAAACTTTAGAAAATTATGGGTTGGGGTGCATGAGAAAAAACATGAAACATTTCAGAACCCCATATCTAACTAAAGAACAAATGGAAGCTGAGGGGTGGAACTATAGTGCAGTAGATGACTATTATAAATCTAGTAAAAATTCTTGCGGAACATACAGAATAAAACAACTGTCTGACAATAAACTTAGTATTCAATTTGTACCCTGTACTTCTCTATCAAGAGAAAAGTCTGGTAATTATGAAGAAAACAGGCAACAAATGGTTGTTGAGTGTAAATCCATTAACGAACTAAGAACTATACAAAAATTATTAAACATAAAATAATTATGACACATGATGATCTTATAAGAAAAACTAAAAACGCACATCTTCCAATACAAAATGATATACTAGATGACCAAGAGTTATTTAAGATACAAGGATCTGTTAAGCCAAATTTAAAAACTTTTAAGTTTAAATTATTTAATAGATTATTTGTATTTGAAACATATACTATTAGAGAAATACACAGAATTACAGAACCTGTTGATTATTGTGAATCTGGTTTAATAGTTAAGGATATTTGTGATTTTGTATCAGGTGCCCCAGAAAGAGCTCTTAATAATAAACTTTACATGGAAAATGCAAATAATATCAATGATCAATTTACAGAAAACATAATTAATCTTCAACAAAATGGCAATAAGCTTTGAAGAAATAGGACATGAATATACAAGCAATGATGGTGAGAACATAAACTGGCTCAGTGTCACAGCTTTTATTGCTAAGTTTAAAGGCAAGTTTGATGCTTTAGCACAAGCTAAAAAATCATCAAAAAACAAATATTCTAAGTGGTACAAAATGGATCCTTTACAGATAGTTGCTATATGGGAAGCTGAAACTACACGAGCTATTACATTAGGTAATTGGTATCATGGTCAGAGAGAAAAGGATATCTTGGATTTCCAGACTATTGAACGTAATGGTGTGGTTATTCCCATCATCAAACCTATAAATAAGAATGGTGTTAAGTTGGCCCCAGATCAAAAACTAAAAGATGGCATGTATCCTGAACACATGGTGTATTTAAAATCTTTGGGGTTATGTGGGCAATCAGACCTTGTAGAGATTGTAAATGGTACAGTTAATATTACAGATTATAAAACTAACAAAGAAATTAGGCACACTGGTTATACTAACTGGGAAGGAATTACTTCCAAGATGTATAATCCTATAAGTCATTTGGATGATTGTCATATCAACCATTATAACCTGCAATTGAGTATTTATGCTTACATTATTAAAAAGCATAACCCTCAGTTAAATATAGGAAAGTTGACAATACAACACGTTACCTTCAAGGAAACAGGTAAAGATGAAAACGGATATCCTTTAACTGAAATGAAAAATGGAGAACCAGTTATTGATGAGATTAAAATGTATGATCTACCTTATTTAAAAGATGAGGTTATTAGTTTAGTAATGTGGTTAAAAGATAACTTATGCTAATAAAATTATTTGATATACAAAATGGAAAGGTGATTCCTACGGAACATTGCTATGTTTTAAAATTCTTAAAAGAAATAATGGAAAAATATCCAGATAGTTATATGTCTGTATATCAATATATATTTTATATGACATGTCCTAACCCTGATTTAAATCCTTTCTTTAATACACCTGAAATAGATAAAGAAGACATAATTATACAAGAAGTGCAGTTAAAAGAATCTCCAGAAGATCCTGAGATTATTAATGCTTTAGAAATGTGTGCAGCTTTATATGAAACACCATCATCTAGGGCTTATAGGGGAATAAAATCAATGCTTGACCGGTTAGCTAAATATATGGAAAAAACACCTATAGAGCATGGACGGGATGGTAATATAAATTCATTAGTGAATGCTGCTGCTAAATTTGAACAAATAAGATCTTCTTATAAAGGAGCTTATAATGATATGATGCAAGAACAACAAAGCATTGTCCGTGGAGGACAAGGATTAGCATATGACCAATAACAAAATTATGGAATCAATAAAACAAATCGTCATCCCTACAGGGAGAAAAGTATTAATCAAAAGAGCTTCGGCCCCCACTCATTTTCCAGGTACAACACTTATAATTCCAGATTCTGTTAAAAAACAAGAATTTAAAGGAACAGTAGTTGCAGTTGGAAGTCAAGAACAAGAAATTAAAGTTGGAGATTTTGTCCAATATGCTGACTATGCTGTACCTACTTCTATGGAGCATAACGGTGAACCTCATCTTCTAATAAATGCAGCAGATGTTTTTGCAATAATTAGAACTGTATAATGTTTATAACTATTCCGGCTTATAATAAACAAACTGATCTATGGTCTAATGTTGATTTTAAAACAAGATCTGATTTTTACACGTTTATTCTTTCTATATTTAAAGAGCCGGGACAGTATGCATTTAATGAAACATCCCTTCTATTTAATACGGAAGCTAAAAAGTTTAATGAACAAGGCTTTTATTGTGCAAGCCCATTCAAATCTCAAGATTTTAGAGCATACTGGGATGACCAAAAAATTAAGTGCCGTAATGGAGTAATTTTTACTGATGGTTCTCAGACTTGGTATTTAACCCGTGATTATTACATGTGGTTAAACTTTCTTCCAATCTTTGATAAGGAAGAAAAACTATATGGATTTGCCAAAGTCCGGGATGCTCAGTATCATATGGCTTTATATGAATTACTGGCTGAACTGGATTATAAACATTGTGCTATTCTTAAAAAGAGACAGATTGCTTCTTCATATTTTCATATGGGGAAAATTATAAATCAATATTACTTTGAAGAGGGTTCTGTTTGTAAAATAGGAGCTTCTTTAAAAGATTATATTGATGATAAAGGTTCATGGAAATTTTTAGATGATTACAAGAATTTTTTAAATGAACACACAGCTTGGTATAGACCTAGTAATCCTGATAAAGTATTATTGTGGCAACAACAGATTGAGGTTACTTTAAATAACAGGAAAACATCTAGAGGATTAAAATCTAAAATACAGGGGGCATCATTTGAAAAAAAGGCAACAAGTGGAGTAGGAGGACCAACAACTATTTTCTTTCATGAGGAAGCCGGGATTGCCCCCAGGATGATGGAAACTTATGAGTATTTACGTCCTGCTATGTCATCAGGTATGGTGACTACAGGGATATTTATAGCAGCAGGTTCTGTTGGGGATTTAACCCAATGTGAGCCTTTAAAGGATATGATTCTTAACCCTTTGGGGAATCTTATTTATGCTGTAGAAACAGACCTTATTGATAAGGATGGCACCATTGGTAAGGCTGGATTATTTATACCAGAACAATGGTCAATGCTTCCCTATATAGATGAATATGGTAATTCACTTGTTGAAGAAGCCTTAGCCGCAATCCTTGAACAAAGAATAAAATGGAAAGCAGAACTTAGTTCAGAACAATACCAATTAAGAATTTCTCAGCAACCAATTAATATTGAAGAAGCCTTTGCCTATAGAAAAGAATCTATCTTTCCTCAAGGTGTGTTATCTCAACAAAATAAAAGAATTGAGGATAAAGAATATGCGTATGAGTATCTTGAATTAAAGAGAGAAGCCGGGAAGATTACAGCTGAAAAATCTAATAAAGTACCTATATCTACTTTTCCTGTTAATAAGAAAATGGTTAACAAAGAAGGTGTATTAGTAGTATATGAAAGACCACCGGCTGAACCTGTATTTGGAGCTTACTATGGATCTGTAGACCCTGTTTCAGAGGGAAAAACTAATACGAGTGATTCATTATGTACTATTGTTATTTATAAAAATGCTGTTGAAGTAACTAGAGAAACTCCACATGGTTTAGAGGTATTTATAGAAAAGGATAAAATTGTTGCTACATGGTGTGGTAGATTTGATGATATCAATGACACACATGAATTTTTGTCTTTACTAATTGAATGGTATAACGCATGGACCTTAGTTGAAAACAACGTGTCTTTGTTTATCCAGTACATGATATCAAAGAGAAGACAAAAATATCTAGTGCCAAAACAACAAATATTATTTCTTAAAGATTTAGGAGCCAATCAAAATGTATTTCAAGAATATGGTTGGAAAAATACTGGAGTATTATTTAAAAACCATTTGATATCATATGCAATTGAATTTGTTAGAGAAGTTATAGATGAAGAAACAAATGAAAATGGAGATATTACTAAGGTTACTTATGGGGTAGAAAGAATACCTGATGGGATGATTATAAAAGAAATGTTAGCATACTATCCGGGATTAAACGTGGATAGATTAGTTGCATTTTCAGCTCTTATTGCTTTTGTAAGAATCCAACAATCTAATAGAGGATTCATGAAAAGACGGGAACAAGACAAGAATAATTTGGATAACTCACAGAATTTGTATAAATTAAAGTATACACCTTTTAAAAATATTGAACGTAATAAAGGTGCAAGCAGCAATAAACCAAAAAGATCAGCTTTTAAAAATTTAAAATAACATGCAAGTATTTAACGCAATGCAACTCAAAGCGGGAGCTAAGGCCGAAAGTGGATATCCATCTACTACAAGTCTTACCCAGCCAATACAGTTTTTACCAGCTAAAGAAAAAGATAATGACTGGGTAGCCTGGAACTTAGACTGGCTTGAGTTACAGGGAATGTATTTCTTGAGACAAAATGCTAGAAGACTTTTAAAGAATTATAAACTTGCCAAAGGTATAATTGATAGAACTGATTATATTGTAGAAGAAGATAATGATCTAAAAGATTTAATGGATGTATTGACTAAAGAAGATCAATCTGCGTTAGAACTTAAATTCTATCCAATTATTCCCAATGTAATAAATGTATTATCAGGAGAATTTTCAAAAAGATTAACTAAAGTACAGTTTAGAGCTGTTGATGATAAATCATATAATGAGATGCTTACTCAAAAGAAAGCACTTGTTGAAGAAAATTTATTGGCAGATGCAGAACAAAAGTTAATTCAGAAAATGTTAGCTATGGGAGCTGATCCTAATAGTCCTGAAGTTCAGCAACAATTATCTCCAGAAAATCTTAAAACATTACCTGAGATTGAAGATTTTTTTTCTAAGAGTTATAGAAGTATGACTGAAGAATGGGCTACTCATCAAATGAATGTGGATGATGAAAGATTTAAAATGCAGGAACTTGAAGAAAGAGCATTTAGGGATAGTCTTATTACAGATAGAGAGTTCTGGCATTTTAGAATGTTGGAAGATGATTATGAAGTTGAATTGTGGAATCCTGTTCTAACTTTCTACCAAAAATCTCCAGATACACGGTATATTTCTGATAGTAATTATGCTGGTAAAATTGATTTAATGACTGTGTCAGATGTTGTAGACAAATACGGTTATCTGATGAATGAAGACCAATTGGCTTCTCTACAGAGAATATACCCTGCAAGGTCAGCTGCCTATCAGGTAAGTGGCTATCAGAATGATGGAACTTTTTATGACCCTAGTAGATCTCATGAATGGAATACTAATATGCCAGGTTTAGCTTATAGACAATTTACAAGTCATTGGGATACAGCTCCTGAATTAGGTGGAGATATAGTAAGTGCTATACTTCAACAAGGTGAAGATTTATCAAATTGGAACCAAGGTTCTTTAATGAGGGTGACTACTGTGTATTGGAAAACTCAAAGAAAAGTTGGTCATCTTACAAAAATGACTAAACAGGGAGAGGTTATATCAGCAATCATAGATGAAACATTTAAAGTAACTGAAAAACCTATTTATGATACATCTTTATTTAAAAATAAAACAAAAGATAATGTAATAGAAGGAGAACATATAGATTGGATATGGATAAATGAAACTTATGGTGGAGTTAAAGTTGGCCCAAATTTACCAGCTTTTTGGAGATCTAATATGAGTAATAATATTAACCCTATTTATTTAGGAATTAATAGAAAAATTCCAGGAAGAATTCCTTTTCAGTTTAAAGGTAACCAAACATTGTATGGTTGTAAATTACCTATTGAGGGGCGTGTATTTTCTGATAGAAATACAAAGTCTACAGCTCTTGTAGATTTAATGAAACCTTTCCAAGTTGGTTATAACTTAGTTAATAATCAGATAGCCGATATTCTTGTAGATGAATTAGGTACTGTAATTTTATTAGACCAGAATGCACTGCCTAGACATTCTATGGGTGAAGATTGGGGAAAAGGTAACTATGCAAAAGCATATGTAGCAATGAAAGATTTTCAAATTCTTCCATTAGATACATCAATATCTAATACAGAAAATGCTACAAATTTTCAACATTTTCAATCTTTAAATTTAGAACAAACAAGTAGGTTAATGTCTAGAGTAAATCTTGCTACTTATTTTAAACAGCAAGCATTTGATGCTATTGGTGTTAATCTTCAAAGACTAGGGGCCCCTATTTCACAACAAACAGCAACCGGTATGACTCAAGCTTTAAATCAATCTTATGCTCAAACAGAGATTTATTTTACACAGCACTCTGATCATTTAATGCCAAGAGTTCATCAAATGCGTACAGACCTTGCTCAGTTTTATAATAGCACCAAACCTAGTTTAAGATTAAGTTATATATCATCTGCTGCTGAAAAAGTTAATTTTACAATTAATGGTATAGATTTATTAGCTAGAGATCTTAATGTATTTGCTACAACAAAAACAAATCATAGAGGTGTATTAGATCAATTAAAAAGATTAGCTGAAACTAATAATACAACTGGTGCTACAATTTTTGATTTAGGTAATATTATTAAATCTGAGTCTATTGCTGAAATTACAGATATTCTTAAAGATGCTGAAATTAAACAAACAGCTGTTAGACAAGAAGAATTTGCCCATCAGCAAGAAATGCAACAACAAGCTTTAACTGCTAAACAAGAAGAAGCTAGAATGAAACTTGAATTTGAATCTTCTGAAAATGAAAAAGATCGTCTTAATGATAGAACTATTGCAGAGATTAGAGCTGCCGGTTATGGTGCAACTTCTGATATAAATCAAAATCAGATTAGTGATTATCAAGATGCAATGAAAGATATTAATATGCAGAGTGAGAAAAGAGAAGAAATGAATTTTAAGAAAGAACAGGCAACTGTTAAAAATTCACTAAGCAAAGAAGACCTTCAAATTAAAAGAGAAAAGTTAGCTACGGAAAGAGATATTGCAAATAAACAATTAGAAATTGCAAGGGTTAATAAAAATCGTTTTGATAAAGGATCAGATAAGAAGAAATAATAATTAATGATCAAAAAGATAGCTATATACTACAGAAAATGAATCTCAATTTTCAAATTTATTAAGTTTATTAGCAAATCTTTTTGTATATTAAATATGTAGTCAAACACAAAATAAAACCAACATAATAATGAGTACAGACACAACACAAATTCAGAGCACAACTGCTCAAGTAGACATAGATCTAGATGAGATCTTTAATGGAACACCTGTGGGTGGAGATATAACTCTCCAAGATCCTGTAGATGGTAAAAAATCTATTTTTCAAAACTTTAATCCTAATGTAGATATGTCTTTTGCTGACCCTGGTGTTCCAGCAAAAGAAATAGATGATCTTACAAAGGATATTAAAGTTGATGCTGACAAGAAAGTTGAAGCAGTAGATGACATTCTTAATTCTTTTACTATAGATGATCCTGATAGTGAAATTGAAAAAGAAAAAAGAGGAAGAAAACCAATTTCAGGAATAGGAGATGTTTTTCAAAAGTTAATTAAGGATGAAAAAATTGTTCCTTTTGATGATGAAAAATCTTTTGATGAATATACAGCTAAAGATTGGGAAGAACTTATTGATGCTAACCTTGAAGAAAAGGCTAATCAAGTAAGGAGAGAAACTCCAAAACAATTTTTTGATAGTCTACCACAAGAACTTCAAATTGCAGCAAGATATGTTGCAGATGGAGGTCAAGATTTAAAAGGTCTTTTTATGACTTTAGGACAAGTTGAACAAACTAGAGAGTTGGATCCAAGTAATGAAAATCATCAAGAGATAATTATAAGTGAATATCTTGGAGCAACTGGGTTTGGTTCTCAAGAAGAAATTCAAGAAGAAATAGATACTTGGAGAGATCTTGGAAAATTAGAAACTCAAGCATCTAAATTTAAACCTAAATTGGATAAAATGCAGGAACAAGTTGTTATGCAAAAAATTCAAGAACAAGATTTAAGAAAAAAACAACAACAAAAAGCTTCACAACAATACATGGAAAATGTATACAATACTCTTAAAGATGGTGAGTTGGGAGATTTAAAAATTGATAGAAAAGTTCAAGCTATGTTATATAATGGTTTAGTTCAACCAAACTATCCTTCAGTAAGTGGTAAGAATACAAATTTACTTGGACATTTGCTTGAGAAATATCAATTTGTAGAACCTAACCATTCCTTAATTTCAGAAGCTCTTTGGTTATTGGCTGACCCTACAGGATACAAAGCAAAAATTATGGAAAAAGGTTCTGAAAAAACTATAGCAGATACTGTTAGAAAACTTAAAACAGAACAAGCTAATGTAGGGGGGACTACATCTTTAACTAATTCAGAAGATGATGAAACTAAAAGACCATCTGGGAATAAAAAATTAGTAAGACCTCAAAATATTTTTAAACGATTTTAATTTAACAAATAAATAACCTAAAAAACAATCAATTATGGCAACTCCAGTATTAAACAATGGGATTTACCTAAGAGATACTAACTACAAAGCTAGTTCTCATGTGGATTCTTATCACTTAACTCAGATGCTTGGTTCAGCAGAACCAATGGATCTTGGACCAGTAGACATTTGGGCAATGACACAAAAAGTGGAAATGCCTTTGTATCAAATGGCCTCTTTTGGCGGTAAGAACACCATTCTTGTAGACAATGCACGTGGTGAGTACAAATGGCAAACTCCTATCGCACAAGATTTACCTTTTATTACAGCTGACATTGAAGCTGCTAATGATGAAAAAGGTGTTGATGGTACTACTTTCAAGATCAAACTTTCTAAGAGAGCTTTTGGTCATGGAGATATTATCACTTATGACAAGTACAATGGATTAGAACTTTACATTACAGCTGAAGATATTATCCCAGCTGGTGATGGTTTTATTTACACTGTACAATTAGTTAACAATAATAACAGTGCTATTCTTAGCAATGATTATTTAATCCAAGGAACTAAATACTTCCGTAAGGGTTCTGCCCGTGGTGAGTATGGTGAAAGATTCTCTGACATGGAGACTGGATCTGGATTCCGTGAATTTTATAACTTTGTTGGAGGTGCTGAAGCTCACGTACATTATTCAATTTCAAGCCGTGCTGATCTTATGATTAAAGGTGGTATGAATGCTGATGGTACTGTTCCTGTTACAGAGATTTGGAGAAACTTTAATCAAGATCAACGTGATCCTTCTATATCTAATATTGAAGGTTTAGTTGCAAACATGGGTAAAGCCGGTGCAAAACAAGCATTTGAAAATGGTTCATTAAGCCGTACATTCTTAACAAATCTTGAAGCTGCTCACCTTTCTAAAATTGCCAATGACATTGAGACTTATTTAATGTGGGGTAAAGGTGGTAGAATTAAGCAAGATGGTCCTGATGATATTCGTTTATCTGTAGGTCTTTGGTCTCAGCTTGATAACTCATTTAAGCGTGTGTATAACAAATCTAGTTTCTCTTTAGATATGTTTAAATCTGAACTTTACAACTTCTACCAAGGTAAGGTTGAATTTAAAGGTCCAGATCCACAACGTAAGTTAATTGTACAAACAGGTATTGGTGGAATGCAGTTAATTAATAAAGCCATTTCTGATGAAGTATTTGGAACAGGTTTGATTCAGAATGCTTCTGATATAGGAGCTGTTACTGGTAAAGGTATGGATCTTGATTTTGGATTTGCTTACACTTCATTCACAATTCCTTTCTTGGCAAATGTGAAGTTTGTATTGAATCCTGCATTTGATAATCTTCATACAAATGATATTGAAAACCCATTGATTGATGGTCGTCCATTGAGCTCATACAGCTATATTATTTTTGATGTAACTGATAATGGTAATGACAATATCTATTTATTGAAGTTGTCTTGGGATAATCAATTGAAGTGGTTCTATCAAAATGGTACCATGGATTACATGGGACGTACACAAGGATTTGCATCTACAGGAAACTTTAACGGTTACCGTGTATATATGTCACAAACAATGCCAGCTATTTGGGTAAAAGACCCAACTAAGGTGTTGAAGATTGTAATGAGAAACCCAATCACTGGAGGATCATTCTAATTATGATTATAAATTAAAAAGGGGAGGATTATTTAAAATCCTCCTTTTTTTCTTTTTTTAATAAAAATTTTAAATTTTAAAATTATGAGCATATATGAAAATAGAAAACCAGTTAACCGCAGTATCCCTAAAAAGATAAAAGTTCAACCTATAATAGTTACAGCACCAATTGAACCTATAATTGAAGAAATAATTGATACTCCCGTTGAACCCATAATCAGTAAGTCTAAAAAGAAAACTCCAGTAGTGAAAAAAAAGAAAGTTATTAAAACAGTATAATAAATTTTAAATCATTTAAATAATTATAATCATGAGCATTTACAAACCATTAAAACCCAGAGAAAAAGGTTACACATTTGATAATGTGAATATCTTTCAAACACCAGAATTTAAAGAAGAAGTTGAAAAAATTGGTGATGCTCGGTATGAGCCACTAGCACCTTAATTTTAACTCAAAAAACTTTTGCCGGGAAACCGGCATTAGAAATTATTAATAATTGTACATAATTATGTACTTTTGAGTAAAATTTTAAAAACCAACACAATGAGCAAAAAAGAAAATTACACAATTGTAGAAAAGTATCAGCAGTCTAAAAACAAGACAATTGCTGTGCGTCCTTTCTTTGACCCCAATAGACAGAACATGGGATTAGAACAGTACAAAATGGCCTTGCATGATGGGGTATGGCATGAAGAATCTCTAGCATGTTTAGAGATGAATGGTGTTAAACGTTATGTTACAGGTCTAAATGAATTTGCACCAGATGTTAAGTTACTTCCTCCAGGTGAAAAAGACATTAAAATTAAAGAGATTAGAAAAGTAATTTGTCAGTTAGAACAAGAATTAGCAGCTAATGTACTTGACCCTGCAGATAAAGAATTTTGGAATAAGGTTAGTTTATTAAAACCTGATAATTTTAATTTTTGGTCTAGAATAAGCATTAGATGTGGTAATGATCCACTTTTTTTAGATCCTGATAGAGATCCTTATGATTTAATAAAATTGTATGCAATTAATGCCGGTGGATTTTCCATCATAGCTAAATCATTTAAGTTAGCTAAACAATCTCCTAATCCTCCAAAATTTTATTTAGATCAATTAGAGGAAACTATTAGTACTAGAACTGAATACACAAAAATAAAAAATGCAGCTATTGGGGAATTACAAAGTCTTTATAATAAGGATACTACCAAGTTAATGTATGTAGCCAAGGTAGTTGATGTAGATAGTGTGCAATACACAAAATCTACACCAAATGATATCTTATATGAAAATATGGATTTTTACATAAATGGAGATGGTTCTGAGTCTAATAAAATAAAAGCTGCTGAAAACTTTATTGATGCTGCTAAAGATTCTATGGAGAATCTAAAGATTAGAGCCCTTGTAAAAGATGCTCTATACTATAGATACATTACAACTAAATCTACTGGTTGGATTGAAACTTTAGATGGTGGTGAGAAACTTGGAAAAAAACCTTCTGAAGTTGTAGATTATTTAAAAAATCCTCTTCATGAAGAAACTTTGTTAAATCTATTAAGCAAAGTTGAAACATATTGGGCTAGTTAATATAACAGTATAATAAAAAATTATGAAAACTATAAAAAAAATGCAAACGGGTGGAATGTCTAATGGTATAATAATGAAAGATACTATGATGAAAAATGGTGGTACTGTAAAGGCCACTAAAAAACCTAAGATGGCTATGGGTGGCGCATTAAAAGATGTACCTTCTAGTAAAGTTGGATTATCTAAACTTCCTACAGAAGTTAGAAACAAAATGGGTTACAAAAAGAATGGTGGTGCTACTACACCTAAAGCAAACATGGGAGGTAGCATGAAATATGGGATGGGTGGTTCAATTAAAACTAAAAAGAAATAATCATGGCAAAAAATAAAACAATGTTAAGTGGTCCCGATAGACAATGGGAAATTGAAGATGCAATGAGAACTCTTCAAAGAGCTGAAGCTATTCGCAAGGATAAAGCTTTAATGGGTGGTGTAAAAAAATCTATGGATTCATTAAACAAAATGATGTTTGGTGGAACCCCTAATATTTCAGTTAAAAAAACAATAACTAAAAAGAAATAAAATGAAAAAAAAATTAAAAAAAGCTCAAACAGGAACTTCTATCCCAGCTTCAAAACCGCTTTCTAAATCAGATTCTACACAAGTAGCAAATATTAAAAAAGCATTATCTGATACAACTAAATATAATGGCAAAACATTTTATCCATCAATGCCATCAGGAGCCCTTGATAGTTTAATAAGTATTTATAAAAGAGATAATCCAGGAAAACCTATTAATAAAAAAAATGGAGGAGCTGTTGAATCTAAAAAAATGGCAATTAAAAAAACAATAACTAAAAAGAAATAATTATGGCTGAAAAGAAGGATAGAAAATGGATACAAAAAGCAATTAATCCTGCTCATAAAGGATATTGCACTCCAATGTCTAAACCTACTTGTACTCCAAAAAGAAAAGCATTAGCTATCACTCTTAAAAAAATGGCAAAATCTAAAAAATAAAACAATGAAAAATTTAATATTTTTAATTTTTATAAGTAGTTTAATAATTAGTTGCAATACTGGATCAACTAAACTTCCTGAAAAAAGTGTACTAAGAATTCATAAAAGCAAATTTGCATTTTGTGGAGCATCTGGTGCAGTACCAACAGGTAAAAAAATAATGATACAAGGTGTAGAGTACAATGAAGGTTGTGCTATTTGCCCTGTATTAGAAGGTCCTTCAATTTCTAACTTGGCTATGTATGGGTCAGGTGGAACATGGGGGGATTTTAATATTGAAAATAATTTTCAAACTCCTGATGGTACTAATAATACAGTTTGGTCTTTGTTTTGGTATTATGATTCAACTACATTAATTCCACAATTTAATCCTGTATCAAAATCTTGGGAATTATTATCACCAGTAAATCGTAAGTTTACTATTAACATGAGTAATCCTGAAACTAGTGAAAGTAATATGTTTGCAATGCCGGGAATTATATTTGATACAACTGCAACAGGTATTGTTCTTGCTAAAGTATATGGTCCATTAAATGAAGATGCTCTTCCATTAAGAATTGCAATCCCTGTTAAAAATGGAGAAACTTCAATTACTGCAGCTAAGAAAGGTACACCCTATCCTGTAGGAACTCCAATCCCAACAAAAGACTAAAAAAAATAATATGTCAACTGCACATTTTAAAATAACAAATAGTACAAAAGTTCCTGTATGCTATGCGGTTTATGAACAGCCTAAAGCAAATAACAATCCTTCAAAACATGGAGTGCTTAAACCTAGTGAAACTAAGGAGTGGAATTCTGGTTCATTACTTATAGGAAACTATGAAGTTTGGGCTATTGTAGTAGGAGATGCTAAAGATCATACAGAACTAACAGCAGTTAGTGGTAGTAAACCTGTATTTCCAGGAGAAGATGTAATGAAAGTTTATTTTGAAGATGGGTTGCCAAATTGGTTAGGTACTTTAAATAAAGCTGATATGGAAGCTTTCTCTACTGATGACTTAAAACAAACTTTAGGTGAAGATATGACTACATCCATTTGTCCTACTTTTTATTGGAACGGTATGTCAACTCATACTGTAAAAATAACAGGTGGACCTGAACTGGTTCAAGAACCAGAAACTGGTTTATATAGAATAGGTAAACCTGGAGAAGAAATTGAAGCAACAACTTTATTATGTTATAGAGCAAGTTAAAAAAGAAACAATGGCAAAGACAGCAATTAATTATTGGGGACTAGCAGATGAATATGCTACCTCAAAACATAAAATGGAAAAAGGTGATGATATTTCTAAATATGAAAGATATGAAGAAGTAAAAGAAGCTTATGAAGCTGGATTTTTGAAAGCTATGGAATTATTAAAAAGTGAAGACTGATGGCAAAGACAGCAGCTT